AAATTTGCAAGCAGAACAAAAGTAGCCGTAATGAAAAACCACATCAATGGATTGGGATATGAGGATGGAAAAATCATTGTAACCCCACACGGATTCTTGGCGGGTAAAGAAGCCGCAGAAGAAAAGGTATCTATAGAGAATTACAAAAAAGAATATGCCGATTATTGGAAAGATATTCTTGGTGTAACATCATTGGATTTCGAATTGAAAGAGGAAAAGGAACAAGAATAAATAATAAACAAGTGGTAAAAACTTTAATAGTTGACGGAGACAACTTATTCAAAATCGGGTTTCACGGGGTTAGAGATTTCTACCACGAAGGAAAACATATTGGGGGTATTTTCCACTTTGTTAATGTTCTTCGTAGATTCCTATCGGAATACAACTACGACAAGGTAATAGTTTTTTGGGACGGGAATAATAACTCGTCCCAAAGAAAGTTACTGTTTTCTGAATATAAGGAAAACCGTCGTTTAACAATGAACGAAGAAAAAAAAGAATCTTATTATGGACAAAAAGAAAGATTGAAACAATATCTTGAAGAAATGTTCATTAGACAAATTGGTATTGACAACCACGAGTGTGACGACTTAATTGCTTATTACACACAAATAAGTCAAGAAGAAAAAATAACAATTCTTTCTTCAGATAAGGACCTTACACAACTTATCACATCAAAAGTACACATGTACTCACCCATTGTAAAAGAATGGGTTACAGACAAACACAAGGTTAAATTAGGGACAATAGAAGTTCCGATTGCAAATGTCAAATTAGTTAAAATTTTATTAGGTGATAAATCCGATAATATAGAAGGAATTTATAGTTTCGGTGAAAAGAAATTAGTTAAATATTTTCCTGAGGTTGTTGAACAAGAACTTAATATTGACTATATTTGTACAAGAGCACAAGAACTTTTAGACATAGATGATACAATCAAACCACTTAAGAACTTATTATCGGGTACCACAAAGTCAGGTACCTACGGAAAGGAATACTACGATATTCGTGAAAAAATCGTTAGTCTGTCAAACCCTTTAATGACCGAAGAAGCCAAAAAAGAAGTAGAACTTTATTATTCAGAAGATATGGACCCCGAAGGTAGAGGTTATAAAAATCTAATGAAAATGATGATTGAAGATGGATTCTTCAAGTACTTGCCAAAACAAGACGACGCTTGGGTAGAATTCCTTCAACCAATTATGAAATTAACAAGAAAAGAAAAAAAACGATACAATAACAACAATTAATTATGAAAGAAACACAAGATTTAACGAAAATGGAGTTTGTAATTAAACTCAACGACAACATCGTTGTTCAAAGGTTTTTCAATGTTAAGGGTTACAATGAAACTGCTAAGTACAGTTTAGAACTTCATGATTACATGAAGGACATTGCCGACTACATGGAAAGATATTTGAAAGACAAAAGTTTGGACTACATGAATGAAAACTCTGAGTTGATTATGAACGACTCTTCAGTCATGAACACGTCAAAAACTGATGGACCTGAATGGTTTAACCTATATATTAAGATGGGTGAACAGACAATTTGTCATAGGGGTTTTGATGCCAAAGTGTACCCACCGAAGGCTAGATATACCGTAGACATACGACCAGAGATAAAAAACATTCTTAAGTCGTTAACTGACATTTTTTCAGGTGAAAATTTTTCTACACAATATATGAATTATCAACTTGCTTAATAGTATTTATCAACACAAGTCAAAACAAAAACAAGTATGTCAAGCGAGAAAAATTTCGGGTATTTAGGTAACACATTTCAAATTCAACTTATTAATCAACTTATTCTTAACAAAGATTTCGCACGTGCGATTGTTGATGTGTTGGATTCAAAATACTTTGATAATCAATATTTTAAAATCATTACACAAATGATTAAAGAGTATTACATCAAATATGAGAGTGTTCCTACGTTTGAAACTTTGGACCAATTGACTCGTTCTGAAATTAGTTCTGATAGTGCAAGAAAAATAGTTCTTGACACACTAATTCAAATTCGTGATGTAAGTTTTGAAGGACACCAATTTGTAATTGAAAAAGCACTTAAATTCTGTAAACAACAAGAGCTTCAAAAGGTTATGACCAAAGCTCAAAAAATTATAGATAAAGGTGATTTTGAAAGTTATGACCAATTAGAAGAGATGGTAAACAAAGCTCTTCAGGTTGGTGAAATCGAAGAAGGTGAACATGATGTTTTCACAAATTTGGACCAAGTGTTAGATGAAGATTATAGACACCCAATCCCAATGGGAATCGCAGGTATTGACAATCTATTAAAAGGTGGATTAGCAAAAGGTGAATTGGGTGTAATCTTAGCACCAACAGGTGTTGGTAAAACAACAGTACTAACAAAAATTTGTAACCACGCATTTAATTTAGGTTACAACGTTCTTCAAATATTCTTTGAAGACAACCCAAAAATTATCCAAAGAAAACACTTTACACTTTGGACAGGAATTGCTCCTGATGAACTTTCATTCCACAAAGATGTTGTTATGGAAAAAGTTAGAGACATTAAAGAAAATACAACAAACAAGTTGATTTTGAAAAAATATGCATCTGACACTCTAACAATGAATCAAATCAAAAATCAAATTAGAAAGATGATTGCTGAAGGAACAAAAATCGATATGATTAGTTTAGATTATATTGACTGTGTTGTTCCTGACAAAAACTTAGGGGATGAATGGAAAAGTGAAGGTTCCGTGATGAGAGGATTTGAAGCAATGTGTCACGAATTGGATGTAGCAGGATGGACTGCGACTCAAGGAAATAGAAGTTCAATATCATCAGATGTTGTAACTACTGACCAAATGGGAGGTTCAATTAAAAAGGCACAAGTAGGACACGTTATCATAACAGTTGCAAAGAGTTTACAACAAAAAGAAATGAAACTCGCAACAATAGCTATTACCAAATCAAGAATTGGACGAGATGGTGTCGTGTTTGAAAATTGTAAATTTGACAATGAACTCATGGAAATTGATACAGAAAGTTCAGTAACTTTCTTGGGTCTTGAAGAACAAAAAGAAGAACGAAATAGGAACAGAGTCAATGAATTATTGGCAAAAAGAAAACAACAAATTAATTAAAAATTTAAAGGAGAAAAATAAAAAATGGACGCATCACAAAAGATATTGTCAGACCTCACGGTGTATATGAAATACGCTAAATTCCTTCCTGATGTAAACAGGAGAGAAACGTGGGAAGAGTTAGTAACAAGAAACATGAACATGCACATCAAAAAGTTCCCACAATTAGCTGGTGAGATTGTGGAAGTTTACAAGTATGTTTATGATAAAAAAGTTTTACCATCAATGCGCTCAATGCAGTTTGGTGGTAAACCAATTGAAATTTCACCAAACAGAATCTACAACTGTGCTTATTTACCAATCGACCACTTGGACGCATTTGCTGAAAGTATGTTCCTATTGTTAGGTGGAACAGGTGTTGGTTATTCAGTACAGAAACATCACGTAGAAAAACTACCTGAAATTAGAAAACCAAACCCGAATAGAACAAGAAGATTCTTGGTTGGTGATTCTATTGAAGGATGGGCAGATGCAATCAAAGTATTAATGAAGTCTTACTTTGGTGAACATTTGTCAACACCTGAATTTGATTTTTCAGATATTAGACCAAAAGGTGCTCAACTTGTAACATCAGGTGGTAAAGCACCTGGTCCTCAACCTTTGAAAGATTGTCTTCACAAATTGAAAGGAATGTTGGACGCTAAAGAAGATGGTGAAAAGATGACACCAATTGAAGTTCACGACATGGTATGTCACATTGCAGACGCAGTTCTTGCAGGTGGTATTCGTAGAGCGGCATTGATTTCATTGTTCTCAGCTGATGACCATGAAATGATTTCATGTAAGTCAGGTTCTTGGTGGGAAACCAACCCACAAAGAGGTAGAGCTAACAATTCTGCGACTTTGGTTAGACACAAAATCACAAAAGAATTTTTCTTAGATTTGTGGAAACGTGTTGAAGCATCAGGAGCAGGTGAACCTGGTATCTACTTTACAAACGACAAAGATTGGGGAACCAATCCATGTTGTGAAATCGCTTTGAGACCAAATCAATTCTGTAACTTGTGTGAGGTAAATGTTTCTGACATTGAATCACAAGAAGATTTAAACAACCGTGTTAAAGCAGCTGCGTTCATTGGAACACTTCAAGCTGGATACACTGATTTCCATTACTTAAGAGACATATGGAAACGTACAACTGAAAAAGATGCATTGATTGGTGTATCAATGACGGGTATCGGTTCAGGTGTTGTATTGGGTTACAACATGAAAGAAGCAGCTAAATTGGTTAAAGAAGAAAACGTAAGAGTTGCAGGATTAATTGGTATAAATAAGTCGGCCCGTACAACTACTGTGAAACCCGCTGGTACAACATCCCTGACATTGGGAACATCTTCAGGTATCCATGCATGGCACAACGATTATTACATCCGTAGAGTCCGTGTAGGTAAGAATGAAGCAATCTACCAATACTTGGCAATGTATCACCCTGAGTTGGTTGAAGATGAATTCTTCCGTCCGCATGATACAGCGGTTATTTCAGTTCCACAAAAAGCACCTGAGGGGGCTATTTTGAGAACCGAATCACCCTTCCAATTGTTAGACCGTGTTAAAAAAATCACACAAGAGTGGGTTAGACCAGGTCACAGAACAGGTTCAAATAGTCACAACGTATCGGCAACAATCAGTTTGAAACCTGAAGATTGGGAATTGGCAGGTGAGTGGATGTGGGAAAACCGAGACTTTTACAATGGTCTATCAGTATTACCTTATGATGGTGGAAGTTACATTCAAGCACCGTTTGAAGATTGTACTGAAGAAGAATACGAAAGATTATTCTCTAAATTACAGTCAATTGACTTATCCAAAGTTGTTGAATTACAAGACAACACAGATTTGAGTGGTGAGTTGGCATGTGCTGGTGGAGCGTGTGAAATTAAGTAATCAAAATAAAACAATTAATAATTCGGAAGGGGGAAGTCAAAAACTTCTCCCTTCTGATTTTTATATTGAAAACGGAATTTATGTTTTCACAAAAGAGTTTCATTTAAAGAGAGGTAGTTGTTGTGGTAATGGTTGTAGACATTGTCCTTTTTTTCCTGCTCACAAAAAAGGGAATACAACTATATTTATAAACAATGGCTAATGGTGTAACTTATGGTATTAATTTTCCTTTTAATGATTCATTAAAGGGGGATTATCTTTCTTTGTCTCAAAATCCTGACCAAGAAATAAGAAGTAATTTAATTCATTTAATTTTAACTAGAAAAGGTAGTAGATATTACTTACCTGATTTCGGTACTAAAATCTATGAATTTATTTTTGAACCATTAGATGGTGTAACATTTGAATCAATTAAAGATGATATTAGAGATAATGTAAGTAAGTACATTCCTAATTTAATTATTAATGATATTATAATTTTACCATTTGATGAATATGAGTCAGTTGGTACTTTAAACTCTGAGAACTTAGGAAATGGTGTTTATAGGGTTGGAGGTAGAAATACTTCAGAATACACAGCTAAGATGAGAATTGATTACACAATCAGTGATAACGCTTTCCAATCAAAAGATTTCATAATTATAAATATTTAACATAAATGGCTGAAAAAAGAATATCCTATACCGTCCGAGATTTTGCCGCTATAAGACAAGAACTTATTGATTATACTAGACAGTATTATCCCGACCTAATTGACAACTTCAATGACGCATCAATTTTTTCTGTTTTAATGGATTTAAACGCTGCCGTAACAGACAACTTACATTATCATATTGATAGAAGTATACAGGAAACCGTCCTTGAATTTGCACAACAAAGAAGTTCAATATATAACATAGCAAGAACTTACGGTTTGAAAATACCGGGAAACAGACCATCAATCGCGGTTTGTGATATAACAATTAATGTACCCGCTTTAGGTGACAGACCTAACCCTGATTACATGGGTGTTTTAAAAGCTGGGTCACAATTTGTTGGTGCGGGACAAACATTTGAAAATCCAAATGACATTAATTTTGCGTCAGCATTTAGTTCCTCAGGAGAAAAAAATCAAAAAGTAATACCAATTTTGGATGCGTCAAACAACATACAAAGTTATAATATTATAAAAAGAGAGGTTGTGGTAAACGGTATCACAAAGGTATTTAAAAAAGTTATAACACAAGCAGATGCGACACCATTTTTAAGTTTATTTTTACCTGAAAGAAACGTGGTTAATGTATTGTCAATAATACAAAAAGACGGAATTGAATATAATAATATACCATCGTATCAAGAATTCTTAAGTTCAGTTGGTAAATGGTATGAAGTACAAGCATTAGCCGAAGATACAATTTTTGTTCCTGACCCATCGAAACCAAGTGATACCTCTAATATAAAAGTTGGAAAATACATCAAAAGTGGTAATAGATTTATAACTGAGTTTACGCCTGAAAACTTTATGAAGTTGACTTTCGGTGGTGGTAATACA